CTGTGTCATTGGTCTTAAAGACAAGCGTACCAGCCGTATTGCCTGTGGCAACCAGCGTAGTTCCAGATGTGGTTCCTGCGGATATGGTGCTCATGCTATCCCCAATGCTTGTTTAAGTGATGTAAGGTCAGCGGGGCTTGCAAGTATTTGTTCTACAAGCGTAGGCATCTTAGGCATGACCGTAGGCTCAACCGGAGGTGTCGTATCTACAAACGCACCGTTCTCATACAACCATCCCGGATTTACTCTATCTGCTTGCACAGCGATATATCCATTGTCAAAGCCGGGGGGAGGTGTAGATGGTTGTTCGTCGTACTCAATGATATTAATCACCACGCCATCTTTAATGATTGCATACTTTTCCATTAGTAAGACTCCTCTACTATAATCACGCCAGAACCACCCGCACCACCCGCATAACCACTAGTACCCGCTGCTCCGGCTGTTCCTGCCGCTCCAACTGCATAAGCATAAGTTGCTGATGGAGATGCAATTAATTTTTCTGTATAGCCACCCGCTCCACCCCCGCCGCCGCCATACGTGGTCGATCCGTTTCCACCCGCTCCACCACCGGCCGAACCCGAATTAGTTTGTCCTGCTGATCCAGCATTTCCTGCACCTGCCGCGCCCCCCGCGCCACCAAATGCGGTTGATGCTCCTGATCCGCCAAGTTGGTTTGCAAAGCTAACCTGTGTTCCAAAATTACCTGCACCGCCTTGAATATTTACATCGCCGCCGCTTGCAGAACCTCCCGCACCGCCCGAACTTCCTGCTCCGGTCGTTCCTGCGCCGCCGCCGCTACCCCCATTGGCAGTCAACAACGCGCTTCCAAACGTCGTGTTTCCACCTGATCCACCTGCGCCTGCTCCGGCAGTTCCAGTTCCTCCACCGCCCGCGCCGCCACCTACGCAACGAACCCAAATAGCTTTACATCCTGTCGGCGTCGTATAAGTTCCAGACCCAGAAGTAAAGACTTGAACTGTTCTTGTGGCTAAACCTACTGTGCCGGTCAGGGCAGGAAGCGTCAGCGTGTTAGTGCCAGAAGCGGCAGGTGCTGCAATAGTGATTGCACCGCTGGTATCGCCAGAAACAACAATCGAAGCCATGAGAACTCCTTAAAGAACTAACCAGACAGCGCCACTAGCTACTGTGACAGTTATGCCTGAAGAAATGGTAATCGGGCCAACAGAATGCGCGTTGTAGTTAGTAGCCACAGTGTAGTTAGCATTTACAGCGTTACTGTTGACAAAGAATCCGTTGGAAGCTGTAACTTGTTTTGCAGACAACTCGCCAGTGCTGGGCTTGTACAGATAGTTGGAATTGCTGGTGTAGATGGTATTGGCCGAACCAGTCGTAGCATCTGCAAACAGCGGGTACAGGTTTGTTGCTGTACCAGTGTCGTTTGACAGTGTCGCGCCAGCATTCACTGCCGTATTGACATTGCCGCTATTATCCACAACCAGCAAAGATTTAAGTCTAGGCGGAACCGCTGTTGTCGTCCCGCTACCTGTAGTCAGGGTTACGCTAAATCCAGAAGCTGTGGTTGTTCCAGAGCCAATCGTTGCAGTGCCATCAGCCGCAGACTGTGCGTAGGTAAATGTCGTACTAGATGGAACCGTAGACACGGTAAAAGTGCCGTTGAAAGCACTAGTGGTTACACTAGCAATTGTGATGCTATCGCCGGGCTGTATCAAACCAGTAATTGAAGACGATGTCGTAGCTGTAACGACGTTACTTGCTCGGACCAAAGAAGACAACGCAATTGTCTGTTTGGTATTGTTATAGATAAAGTACAGCTTAGAGTTGGTCGGAATGGTAAGCGTATGGGTGGCCGACAACGTTCCGGTCAGCTCAAGATACATATTGCGAGGAATGGCGCTTGCGCCAGAAGTCATGGTCAAGGACGACGACGTTCCAGTCAGGGCGTTGGTGTAGTACCCGCTGATTGCCTGTTCCAGCAATGTGCCAATGTTGGTGTTGGTAAGACCGCCCCATGTTCCGGCTTCTGTGCCGTCACCGATAATGTTCAGTGCTAGATTGGTTGAGTATGTGACTGACATAGCCTGTCCTTAGTTTTACAGCACCAGCCAACGCTGACCAGATGCCACGGTAATCGACACTCCGCTGGAAACCGTAATTGGGCCAACGGACAATCCATTTGTCCCAGTAGCAATCGTGCCAGATACCGAAGCTGTCGTGCCGTTCAAAATGATTGCCTGAGTGCTGGTTCCGCCGCCAAGACCCTGAACGTACGTTTCAGCCGGAGCGGATACAAATACGTCTTTGGTTCCAGCACTAAAATTGACCAAGCTGCCCGAGTTGCTGGAAGACAAAACCGTCGTTCTGGCAAGCGTTGGCCCAGACGTTGCGTACGTTCCAATACCTACTTCCCATTCAGCCGCAGTCTGGTGGGCAATGGTGTAGTAAGTCGTGTTGCCATTACCAATGACGGAGAAGTTCTGATACCCCGTTGGAGCAGTTCCACTGAGCGTGACCGTGCCTGTGCTCGACGTAGTCGTCGAATCCTTTACTCGGTCTGCAAGAATCAAAGCCATGTTTCGCCCTTACGGATAAGTGGTATCGACTAACGTCCAACCAGCCGCCACATCTGTCTCAACTTCATTCCATCCAGCACTCACCGTACTATCAAACAGCTGCCAATCAGCGGTCTGTGAATCGTCAATCAGCTTCCAATAAACCGGTGTAAACGTACTTACCGCACCTGTTGCCGAAACACCGCTCAACGCAATTGATAGAACGGCTGTCGGAGTTCCTGCTAATCCATCGGCACTTACGCCAAAAATGTCATGTGTACGCGCAACTGTACCAACCGCTCCAACTGCTGCAACACCACTTAGCTCGATTGATATTTCAACGCTGACACTACCAACGCTACCAACAGCTGCATCGCCTGTCTCATCTTCTGAAGCCGATGCTACAACCGTACCAACAAGTCCTGAACTGCTAACGCCAGATAGCGCAAAAGATGTAGCGCCACGAGAAACCGACCCAACCAAGCCTGATGCAACATCACCAGTCAACGCAGCAGATAAAGCTGGGGCTACCGTACCAACTGCCCCGGATGCTGCAACGCCAGTTAAGCCGTACTCTTTACCAAACGTAACGCTTCCAACTGCTCCGGTTGCTGCGTCGCCCGTCAGGGCAGCAGAAATATTCGCAGCTACCGTTCCAACTAAACCACTTGCCACTACACCAGACAGGGCAACCGTTATGGTTATCCCAGTTGTTCCAACCGCACCACTTACTACGTCACCTGTCAGAGCAAACGATTTGGTAAGCGCAACAGACCCTACAGCACCGCTAGCCGCATTTCCTGTAAGAGCAACAGTGACTGCTACATCGCCTAATGACGCAAATGGCGCTTGTGCAAATGCGGATGTCCCGAACATAATTTACGCGGCAGTGCCGCGCTCCATTAGGTGGTCGAGAGACGCAACAGCGCGTTCGTGGTGTCGTTAGTCGGCATAGTCAAAGTGAACGTGCCAGAGGTAATCGTCTGCGATCCAAACGTATGAACGCTCACAGCCTTGTTACTCTGGGTCGAGTTGTATACCAGCACAGCATCGAACGCCGTAGTCACGGTCAACGCAGACCAGCTGAAGCTAGCGCTTGGCGTCCAGTAAGCCACACCAGCCGTTGCGGTTGTATTGGTGGACAGTGGAGCCGTTGCGTTGGTCACCGTCACACCACCAGCCGTGTAGCCTGAACCGGAAGTGTTGGTTACTTCACCAGTAACGGAGTACGCCGTAGTCGCAGCGTTAACCGTTGCCGAAGCAAAGTACAGCGCAGCTTTGAAAGTGTCCGTGGTCGGAGCAGTCAGACTGGTGCGCGACGTGATTGTAGACGAACCGAACTGGTGCTGAGCAAGCATCAGCTCCTTCATGAAGCTGGTACACATAGATTGGGTGTTAGCCATGATCTTCCTTTATGCAAAAGCGGCGGCTTCACCGCCAAAAGTAACGGGCTTTTTCAGCGTGACATGCGCAGAACGATGCACCAATTCACCATCGAGCCAGTACTCAACCCAAGTGGTCATTTCAATTTCGTTGTCCACGGAGCCTTCACGCTTCTCCAGCAGGGACTCATCCATCTCACCTTTGGTGGTCAGCACCATCACGATATCCTCACGATTGCGTTTGTGTTGTCTGCGGTTGGGAATTGCACTTGGAACGTGCCGGTTGAGGTCTTGTCATTACCAAAGTCCAGCACAACCATCGCTGGGTTGGCAGAGCCGTCGTACTTGTAGATCAACGCGCCACGCGCCGTAAACGACCCAGACCAAGTGACGTTGGAGAACGAGTAGTACGAGGTCGTGCCAGATGAACCGACCGTAGGCACTTGACTGACCGTCAGCGTTTCACCACCCGCCGTGTAACCCGTAGCAGACACTTCACCGGTAGCGTCATACGCCGTGGTGGTTGCGTCCAAAGTAGCCGTATTTGTGTACAGCGCGATCTTAAATACCTGCGTCGTGCCCGTGCCAAGATTGAACGTAGCGGTATTCAGCCCGTTCTTGTAGGTGTTGGTTGCGTAGTTACCGGTGAAAGCCATCAGGTCACCTTCTGGCGGTACTGACCGCTGCGGTACGCATCTTGACGCTCCATGCCATCACCCAGACGCTTGGCCATTGCCAGTGCTTCCATGTACTTACCGTTGTAGGCGGTGATCAAATCGGCCTCACCCTTCATGAAGGTGTAGCCCTCTACGAGCGAACCATAAAGTAACACGCTGTCAAAATTATCACCCAGCCAGCTTTGGCCGCTGGATGCGGTTGTGATGCTCTCCGGGTAATAGAAGTAATGCAACTCCATAGAGTAGATAGCGTCTGGAGTTGGGCCAAGCAGGAAAGACAGTTCATTGCTGATAACAGAGAGCGAAGATACGGTTGGCCCAAACAGGGCGTAGTACGCAGGAAGTCCGGTATCCGTTGGAGTTGGGTACGACTCACGAATGAAGTTGACATCCTTGTTCAACAAGTAATAGTACGTCCCACTGCTATCAATCACCGCCATCGAATAAACGGCCAAGAAGTCTTCAGGGCACGACAGATACTTGTTGCTTGCTGCGGTAGTGCCGGTGACGTTCTTACGAATCGAAGGAAACTGAACCGTGTTGAAAATACGCTGTTCAGCCTGAGTGATGAACGTATTGATCTGCTCAGGACTGGTAAACGTGGACGTGCTTGACCCATCCGTATCCGAAAAGGTTACAGATGGGAAGTCGTTCTCAAGGTATCCCTTGATCGTTGTGAACAGCGTACTGTAGTTCATGGTTAGCCCATCGGACCACGTGCCATAACACCTTTGGTTGCCGCGCCTGTGCCGTAAATTTTAATT